CAGATAATAAACTGCGTCAGGGTTATCAATAATCAGACAATTTTCCAAAAGGTATGAACCACCAGGGATATAGGATAACTTTTGCAGTTCCTCATAAGGAATTTCTTTTGTTTCTTTTGGCTGGAAAAGTCTTTTAAGATTTCCCAAATCAGGAATCTGGTATCCTACTGTACCAGTGCTTCTATTTGTTACCTTAATCAAGGTATCTTTATTTAGTTCCATATTCTTTCTATCTCCTTGTAAACTCCGTTATATAATATAAAAGGGGAAATAATTATCCTCAATTATCCCCCTTATTATTTTAATCAAGCAGCCAGCTTGGTATTATGGTAAACACAAATATTGTTGGTAATCAGAGCGCCAACGCCAAGCTTCTTATAAATCTGGATTTCCTTAGACAGGTCTGCGTTATCTCTATCGGTAACAACAGTCTCGCCCTCAAAGGCAATCTTAACAGGCTTATCCGCGCCGGTCGGGATAATCCAAGCGTAAGACGGGTCGATAACCTTCGTAGTATTGGTTTCATCCTCATAAGACTGGCGCAGCACAACAACGCGATGACCCTTGTAATTGCCCAGATAGCCGTTGTTCCACTTGTCGTCCTTCATCTTATCAGAAATCCAGCCTTCGGAAGGAATCATAGTAGCCGCAAACTCATAAGTGCAGTAAATCGTAGACTGACCATAAGAATCAGCAATAGACAGCAGACGATCCATCTCAGACTCGTCAAAACCAGCATAGTTGACCTGGTTGTTAGTCTGCAACTCAGTAACAGCCGCCTTCAAAGCGCGCTCAATCTCAAGATAAACAGCTTCATCCAAACCTTCGAGCACGATGTCCAGAACGTCAGCCATGTTAGCGCGACCGTCCAAGAACTCCTCGAATGCAATCTGAGCGGCGCCGCCGTATGCGCTGGTCTGAACTTCATAGGTCTTGCCATCCAGCTTGAACACTTCGTAGACACCAGCCAGACCGACCTTAGTGATGAACTGCTTCGCACGACGCTTTGCCGCAGTAGTAACGCGCTGAGTGAATACGGGCTTATCGCCATTCTTAAAGTTCTTGACCTCAGCAAACTCGCCATATTGCTCTAGTACCTTCACCGGCAGCACGTCCTCAATGACTTCCTCCATGATAGAGAAAATAGTGTTCTTATTTTCGCGATACAGAGCATGAGAACCACCCAACTCGTTCAGTTCTTTTCTAAAAGTTTCGTTCAGGTCCTCGTAGCTAAATTTCTCATTACCAAAAGAATAAGAAGTGGGCGCAGAGGGGTTAGCATTAACAACTACCTTACCCAAAGTAACTAAATCTTTCTTACTTAAAGACATTATTTTGTACCTCCTTCTTATGCAATTCTCATGAGCTTAACGGCAGCCTGACCGTCAGCCAGAGTATAAACCTTGACTACTTGGAACTTCATAGCAGTAGTGTCGCCATCCTTAGCCAGATAACCGGTAGTATTAGGTGCAATGACGTCACCAACAACTAAGTCAGTCATCTCAACAGTTGCGTCACCTGCGGTATTAGCCTTCTCTAAACAGTTCGTAGTGAAAATATCTCCAACATTCGTCTTGATAACACGCGGAGTCATTTGACCCTTGAAGGGGCCAACCCCATCATGAGTAATGGTTTCACTACCAGGAGTATAGTTCTTAGCCTGCATAGCGAAATCCTTGTAGTGCTCTCTCCACTTGTCGTCATAGAGCTTAACTTCGTTAAAGACCATCATCCACTCGCCCTCGCCCTCGAAGTCGCAAACGCCAGCCTTATAGTCATACTTTACAAACTGACCATTCTCCAACAGAGTAATGTCAGCAGCGGCAGGCAGCTGAGCGTAAATCTGAGCGGTGCGCTGTGCGGACAGATGGTTGCCTTCAACCTGTCCAAATCCTACTCTTTTCATTAGTTTTTATCCTCCTTAAATATTTCTGGAATCACGAGTATTCTTTAATGCGCTAATCCAAGCAGGCACAGAATCCTCAGTGTTTTGTTGTAAATTATAGGTAATCGGGGCGGATTCTTCATTCTGCTGAATTTCATTCTCAAGATTAAAATTAACCTTCTTATGAACGCAAATGATAGAAAGTTTAGCCTCGATATCATTATAGGAATACTTTGACTTATTCTCAATGCAGTCTTTCTTATCTTCATCAGAAAGCATATAGAAACTATTAATCAATTCATCCTTTTTAGCATCTTCAACAGATAACTTGAAAGTTCTCAAAGCTACGCATTCCTGCTCCAGCTCTTGATACTTAGCCTGCAATTCTGCATACTCAGATTCAAGCAATTCATACTTCTTCTTATGCTCGTCGTCAGGAGTACAAGCAGATTTGGTTTGCGGTTTCTCGTCCTTATCTTCCTCAGACTCGTCCTGTTTATCTTCAGGTTCAGCCTTCGGCTCTTCGGGTTGAGCTTCCGCATCTTCATCGTTATCCGTTTTCTTAAAAGTTTCTGTCACTACTTCTTCGTTTTCCGCCTGGATACTTTCGCCAGTTTCGCCCGCAGAAATTTCAGAATTTTCAACGACAGTATTCTCAGTTACTTCCATTTCAGAACCCCTTTCTGACACTATCTTCTTGAGGTCTTGCATCATAGAGAATAGCGTCGATTTAAAATTATCATCCATTTTAGTATATTCAGTAGGTGCAGCTTCAATACTAGCTCCTTCAAAGCACGGTTCTACCGCATCTCCTAAAATGCATAACTTAGTAAATGTTGCATCACTAATAATGAAAAAATCCATATTTCTATTTAAGGTTTTTGCCCATTGCCCTTGTAAACTTTTTTCATCGAGTTCCATAGACTAGCCTTTTCCTTCGTCAATTACACTTTGACATTCTGCGAACTGGCCCGTCCACAAATAACCCTCAGTCATAAGATACAAATGGTCAACTTCTTCGCCCTTATCATCTAGCTCCTTAAAATTCTGGAACCAGACTTTCGCGTCAGGAGCAACGAAACCGTATGGAGTAGTGACACAAGTGAATTTAATTTCATCATCTTCAATAACTACTCGCTCACCGTGGTCAGTAAAATCATGCGCTTCGTCAGAGTAGGCTCCAACAATAGGAACCCCACGAAGCGTTTTTGCCATTTCCGCAGCAACATCTTTAGTAATTAAAGATTTATTTCTATTTTCATTAGTATAAAGTACCTTGATAGTACATTTACTAATTAGTGGTGATATATCAGTAGGCTAAAGTTGAAGAAATTCAATACTATTAGTTTCCAAAACTCTTTTTGCCATTGGTCTTTATTTCCCTCCTTTACCCTTTACTTTCAATATTTTTAATAGTCTTTTCAGACTTTTCATCATTATCTTTTTCTGGTCTACCACCAGTATTATCACTATTGCTGCTAGTCTAAGCAAGAGTATCAGCATTCATAGTTGCGCTTGAGATAGGCGGAATGAATACATTAACCAAATCAAGGATATCATTCTCAAAGTAAGCGGTCGCCAAGATTGAGCTTTGCGATTGTCCAAGCGCGATTTGCGGCAACATTTTAGAATAGCCTAATTGAGTTTGTTCCTTAAATAATTTAGCCATATCTTTGTAATTATAAATTGTCGTGCCAAGAATCTGCGCACGATAATAAATCTTTTTAGGATTTTTATTATAAGGCTCAATTAAAATATTTAAGAAATCTTCAAATTGCTGAATCAAGTTATAAAGTGCGGCTTCGTCATTTAAAATAGACTTCTCAAGAGCAATATTACCATCCGTATTAAATTGCATCTGAGAAACACCAGCTTCATTATAAACTTCACGTTCAACCTTTTCTAAGTCATCTGTTGACGTAGTAGTATTTTTATCTGCCAAATCCGCGACATCGACATCAGCAAAAGTAGTTAAAATATCAATACCAATGGCACGCCCTAACATAGCGACAGCATTATTATGCAAAGCTTGAATTTCTTCATCACTAAGAGTCGGGTCGCCGTTCTTGTCAATAGGCATCTTTTGAATGATTATCTTTAATAACTGCTGCTGAGTTTTTTTTCTGTCCAGTTCTTGCGCCTAATCCAAATCAATAATGGCGGGAATGACTGAAATAAAAGCAGGGAAATCATCATTATTAATATTAAACTTAAATGCGGACTCAGGTTCAAGGAGATACCATCCAGACACATCCCCGTTAAACTCAGGCGGAAGTTTGCCTTGTTTGTATAGCAGATATCCCTTTTTAAACTCCGGCGGGAATATATTCAACATTTTCTGTCGTTGGCTAGCATCGCGGAACTGCTCATCGAAGAACCGCATATTAAATTCCACAAGAGGCAATCCCTTAGAGGAAGTAAAACGGGAGCGGCTGTATCGGGGAGGTAGCTCTTGAATAGTGACATCCCCATTTCCGCCCCTAACAAGATAACCATAATAGCAGCCATCTCGAATTACTTTAAGAGCCGCTTCACCAAAAAATTTCTTAACTCCAAATTTATCCAAAAAAGTTAAAATCTTATTAAAATCGCTCAAAAGCGAATCTTGATTTACTTTATTTGAATTAATATATGGAGTAACGTACCAGTCATATCTATACATATAAGCCATATATCTACAAAGTCTATTGTAAATACCGCTTACTTTATAATAGAATGCGGAAATGCTTCTCATGACTTCGTAATCTCCGCGATGAATCGCATTTAAAACGTACTCTTTATCACTATAGCTTGCATTTACTCGTTGGAAATTACCAAGTTTAAAAGTAGCATCTTCGACTTGCTTTGTACCTATCTTAATTTTAGAATAGTCTATCGTGGAAGGTATTGGAGTAGACTAATTTGCTTTTTCTTTTGCTTTTAAGAGTTTTACTCTATCAGTCAAAAAATAACCTCCCTTCTTACCAGCCGTATGCGGCTTTCATTATATAATCGTAATTAACTCTAGCTTCATCCCAATAAGGAATTAAAACAAGAGGTATGTTATGTTGGTCGCAGTATTTACGCTTTAGCATATCATAATATTGTTGTTTGCGCAAACCCGCATAACCGCCAAATTTCTCTTTTGCTTCATAATGTTGGATTCCCTGAAATTCAATCAAGAAATCCAACTTGCCATCGTCGTCAAATACAGCAAAGTCAAACCTCAACGGAACTCGATTCGTACTTACAAGGTCAGAGAATGAGTATTCTTCTTGAAAATCTAATCCTGCCTCATTTAGTATTTCTTCTATTTTAATTTCTCCTCTTGAAGCTCTCACTGCATTTTCTCCTTTTAGATTTTATCAATTAATATAAAAATACTTATAAATCGCTTTCTCTGTTTTGCCCAAAAATTTTAAGAGAAAAGCATCAATTTTGAAAAGTCTCTTACGCGGCGCTTCGCACGTTTCTGCTCTTCCATTTTAACATAATATAATCCATAAATCAAGGCGCTGACCTTATCTTTAGGAATAGAGCGAGAGGACTGTTTCAAAATGATGTTCACACCGTCACTTGTTTCTACTAGATTCAAGAGCTAATCGCGTAATATAGAGGTCTGCACATAAGGCTTTAAATAAGTAGAACGTTGGTCTGATGTCATATTCTATCCTACTTTCGTTGATAGTAATTTTGCTTTTGCTTGCGCTTCGTCAATAAGGAAGCGGATTCGCCCACTACCCATTTGGGTCTAAGTATAAGAATAGGCCTCTGTGTTAAATGGGATATTCGCTTTAATCAAGTAAAGTGCGTCTAACTCTGTATCTGGTGTACGGAATTTTTTATACAAGTTCTCATCGTCATTAATCACACCAAAAGGAGGAAGATTTTCACCTGTTTCCGGATCAACTTGAGTCTTGACAAGATAATCGACTAGGCCTATACCCAATCCGTTAGCGTCAATCGCCATAGCCCTAGCCTTATATTTATAAAACAGCTTTTTAAGATGAATTGCTTGTTCCTCAAAATGTTCTGCATCATAAGTATGGATATTAACTATAGATTTTAAAGCCGCTCCATTGCTCTACGGAGCTACTTTTATAATAATTGCTTCTGTTGTACAGTTGATACGTCCTACATCAACGCCGATAACGTAATAAATGTTTGCATTGCCTTTACCATTTATATTCTTTTGCGCAGTATATTCTGATTCAGGTTGATTTAACAATCTACTTCTTTCAAATTTTTCAGAGGAATAGAATGCGTTTTCTACGTCTCCACTCCAATGACTACAATACTCTCTTTCAAAAGATTCATCATTATAGGTATCTTGTAGTTTCAAATCTTCGACAAAATCTTCATCCAAAAGACCTTCTGCCACCGGAGTTTTCCACGAGCCTCCTAATACCATAACTTTATCTGGCTCAATTAATGATTGGATTAATAACTCAATATTGCGTTGATAAGCAAAAGAGTTTTTCCAACCGCTCGTTGTAATATATATCTGCGACTTGTTAACCACTTCATCTTTGTCTCTAGTCCCGTCTGGAAGTAACCGGTCCACGTTCGTTGTCGGGATTAGAATTTCATTAAGGATAGTCTAGTCTATAGAAACGCATTCTTCTAGTACGCCTCCTGTGCGACGCTAGCCACGAGAACGCTCGGACGCCGCAAGAATATCAATAGATGAGCCATTCTTGAAAATATATTTAACATCATTTTTTGATGTCTTTGATACACCGCGGCTCCAATCTATTTCATTACTTAGAGCGGGAATCAGACCGCAGATTTCACTAACCTTAGCAAGAGTAATGCTAGCTGCTTGCTCCTTGCCGCCTGCCGATACGAACAAATGTGAGCCAGGGTATAGCACACATCTAAGCATCAGCACCATCATAGTTAGAAATGACTTGCTATAGCCTCGTGGAAAGGTAGCGAAGACGTAGCGATGTCGCATTGCGACGCGAAGGAAAATCCGCTAATAAGTAAAGAACTTAAATGTACTATCAGGCCCAATCATCTCATCTACCAAGAGGTCGGGATACTCTCGATAAAAAGCAATTAAGTTGCGGATTTCCGCAAAATGCGCCTAAATTCGTTCTTCTGAGATACCATGCTTTACTGCACCAGTTTTCTCTTCATAGAACGTCATTAATTCTTGTAAATTCAATACTCAACTACCACCCTTTCATCTTCTTGCCGCTCACGCTCCATCTATTCTGCGTGTTTAAGGTAGTCAAGTTCATCAAGAGGTACATAATCAAAACCTTTTGTTTTTGCTTCATCTTCCGCTTGTTTATACTCATCTGCGGATTCGTGTTTCTTGATATAATCTTCTACTTGCCGCGCAATGGCAGAATCCTCATAAATAAGATTGCGATTATACTCTTTTAGGTCTTGGATAATCTGGTCAATAATGTCCAGAGGCGCGTCAATTTTGTGGCGGGGGATTTTGCCGCCCTCTTTTTCGCAATAGTAAACCAAGTTACCAACGCAGTCTACGAAATCTCCCTTTTCCTCTTTATTCTGCGCGGCAGTAAATTTTGCGGATTTCCGCAAGTCATTATACACTTTTGATAGCTTCTGAAATCCTTCAATATCGCCATTATCAAGCGCCTAGTTCATCTTGAGATAGGTCTTACAAATTAAGATTAGTGCACTATTTGTATCAGAATCTTGAATATCGAAAGACGCTTTCATCTCAGTGTATTTCTTCTCAAGTTCAACCCATTCCGCAGGGGTATAAAGAGTTCCCCACTTCATAGCTAGAACAATTTTGTCATCTTGTGTTAAACCAGCTGCGGGGTCGGGAATTGCGGCAGGGTCGATAAACTTGGACTCGTCATAAAGATTATTGGAGCCAACTGTTTCCTCGCGGGACGGGGGCGGCGCATTTTGTTCTTTTTCATACAAGAGTGCAGAATCAACGTAGGTGCGGTACTCCGCTTCTGAGATTTCACCATTGTCGTGGCGGGTTTCAAGGTCGCGATTAAAAGCTTCACGCTCTTCCGCAATCTACTTAGCCTCTTTACTATCTACGGTCTAGTCATCCGCGAATTTAGGTGAATCCGCCCACGTTAAATCTTTAAAATTTTTTAGCCGCATCTTCGCAAGGTATTTTCCGAAAACCGTTGTATGGCTCATTTGCGCACCTTGCGCATCATAAGCCTTGTCGCGGATAATATTCCATTCGTGCGGGATATAGGGAACATCAATTTGTTCAAGCGCCCATTTAAATGTTTCAGGGTCAAAAGCATCAATATGTGAGGTTAGGCATTTTTTACATAATTGGGTAGGCTAACCATTTTTCAAGAGATAGAATTGATTGGATTTGAGTGCCCGCTTACATCTGGGACAAATTATTTTATCTACGGGTACTATTTTTATTCACTTCTTTCTATTGTAGTTTTATGCGGTAACTTTTATTGCGGCAATCCTTACACACGCTATAAAAGCCGTCCTTACTTCCGCTGTTGCGGGAAAAGAAAATAGGATGCGCAAGTTTGATTTCACCACACTTATTACACTTTTTCCATTTGCCGTACTCAACATTGGTATAATACCATGTCACATATTTTTCTTGAGCCTTTTCCGCCAAGAGTTTAGGAATCTTGTTACACCAAAGGGAAGAGAGGTATTCTGTTGTGTGCGTGTTACCATATTTTTCCAGCAGCTTCTGTTGTATTTCAGTGTTAGTTAAACCATCCATCTTGTATACAAGAAGGTCATAATAAAAAGGATACTGTTCGCGCAATTCCGCATCAATCAGGTTTTCCAATTCCCGCACAAGATAATATGCATCACTATCAAAATTTCCAGCGCTTTCCGCGCGAATCTAATCAAAATTATTGAGGATTGCGCTAACATGTACAGGATTAAATAAGGAAATTCCTTTTGTAACAAGAGTACCATCTTCAAGAAAGGTAACTTGCTCCGGGGCCAGATTGAACTGCGGAGAGGCTAGTACCTTGGAAGTGCTGGACGCCGCAATAGGCTAAAGATGTTCGGACTTGAGAATATATTGCTATTGCCGCATCTCAATTAATTGCTTTTTTAGGAGGTAGCGGTTTTTGCCGCTCGCGGATTCTTCGGTTGACTCCAC